AAAGTCCATCCGTGTCTTTTCTGATGCGTCACTAATGTCAACTGCAAGCCCGAGATTATGTCGGCTCGTGCCGGGTGCAGCCATCGGCGCACAGTTCGGTTTTAGATAGTAAGTGTTGCCTTTCCATGTGCGCGTTGATGCGCCTGCGATCGGCTGCGTCTGGTAGCGAGCAAGGAAGCCTGTGGTCTGTGTAGAGATGCTGCGATAACAGTCGGCTGCCGATGTCGGCTTAAAGGTCTTGACGCCAGCAGCGAAGGCTGCATCGCGTAGAGCCATGTATGCGTCAGCTGCTAGTGGGTGCAGTTTGCCGTATGGCTTGACATCGACGAGCAGGCCTGCTGGTAGTTCACCCGGGGTTACATGAGCAAGCGTTGACGGCATCACTAACTTGTGATAGTGGCGCTCAAGTTTGTCTGGGACGACAGTAAGCGTCGGCGCTTTAGGCTTCGGGGTTTTTGCCAATGCCATAAGCCTTGTTCTTCGGGTTGACATAGCCGATGAATAGTGGTGCTACAGCTGCGATGGCTGCGCCGAGCAAATCGTTCGGATCGGTGTTGCCTGACATGTAGAGCGCTACTGCTGCTGCAATGGCGCTGTTGATGTAGGTCGAGATCATTGCTTTATCACTGGCTTTCATTTGTTGCCCCTGTCTGTTTGGCTTTTTTCATTCCGTTAGATGCTAATAGGCCGCCGAGTGATCCAGTAAGAAACACGACAACGGTGGAGAGTAGGTCTATGAAGGCTGCGTCGTTGGGGGCTTGCTCGAGTGGCTGGTTGACGAACAGTAGGCCGTACACGAAGCCGAGCACTATGGCGGCGAAGCTGATTGAGAGTGTGATGCCGACTATCAGGATAAGTCGAGCGTGTTTATCCTCTGGCGACATCGCAAGCCGTCCTCGTAAAGCATCTGTTCGGCTCAATGTTAACTCGGGTGCTGGTGCATCCATTTAGCACCACCGCAATAACTGCAACCATAAAAACAAGGGCTGCATACTTAGCCAATCGGTGCAACATCAACTGGCGCTATAAAATCTTGCGTTAATAGATCATAGGTGTAGCCCACCCCTGCGTAAGTTTTGTTAGGCAAATCTATAAATGTTTCTACCCATACACCCGGGTATCTAATCGGGTTTTCCTCAATGTATTCGGCAGTTACAACAGCAACATAAGTAACAACATTGTTTTCGTTTAGTTGTGCAAAGTATTGGGCGCTCATATCTTAAACCTTACTAATACAATGCCACTACCGCCTGCGGCACCGCCGCCACCGCCTCCGCCTGTGTTTGCTGTGCCTGCAACAGTTCCACCGCCACCACCACCTGCACCACCAGCACCTTGGTTGTCGTCACTTCGACCGCCACCGCCACCGCAATAGCGAGTAGTTAAAGCGGTTTCGCCACGAAATGCCGACGCGTCAAATCCTGCACCGCCAGCACCGCCGCTGTTGTTTGGTGCATTAGCACCTACAGCGGTATAACCACCACCGCCACCACCGCCGTAACCTGTTGCGTTGTTTGTTCCAGCGCCGCCAGCCTTGCCTGTCAAAATGTCAATAGAGGCAGCACCGCCAGCACCAGCCGCGCCTGTAGAGCCGCCGCCGCCGCCACCCGAAGTTCCAACTCGACCTGCTGCGGCTTCAGTGCCACCAGCACCACCACCCGCAGCTTGTAAGCCTAAAACAGTTGTTGATGTTGCAGAAATTAAACTTGGATTTCCGTTTTGTGATACTGCACCGCCAGCACCGATGCCTATGTAAGCGTTTGCCGCTAAATAAATTGTTTGTTCGCTTGGTGCAGCTCCACCGCCACCACCACTACGCGAGCCTGAACCACCGCCACCGCCACCGCCAACTACCAAAACATCAAATAGACCAGACTTAGTTACAGTTAAAGTGCCTGCTGTAGTAAAAGCCAACATCGTGTATGACTGACCGCTTACCGTAATTGTTGACGAAGTGCCGCCTGTTGCTGTTCCATAAGTTGCACCGCCACCGCTAAAAAAAATAGCAGCACTAGCACTAGTAAAATAAAGCGTGCCACCCCCCCATTGTGCCAACGCTAAAGAGCCAGCGGTCGTGACCGTTGCTGTGCCAGCCGTAATCGTGCAAGTACCAGCACCAATGTTCTGAATGAAGAGTGTGTCGCCAGCTGCGAACACCGAAGTGTTTACCGTGATCGTTGTTGCCCCGGCATTGCTCATCACAACTCGAGTGCCTTTATCAGCTGCAACTAGCGTGTAAGACGCTGTTTTGTTGCTGACAGTCTGGTTGTAATCGTTGGCTTGCAACGCGTCCATCTGGGCAGCTGTTAATACTTGCCCTGCTGTGAAGTCTTGTATTGCCATAAGTGCTCCTTATCCTAAGACATTTTCTTCATCTATGCGACCATACAGGATGTCGTCCAAAATCAGCTCAAAAACAAGCGTCGTAGGTGAGGTAAACAGGGTGATCCTGTGGCCTGTAGACAGGTCGATCTCATGTTGGATGCCCTCAATGGCTAATTCTTGACCTAATTGCGTGATGCTGTTGCCGCTGGTAAAAGACTTTTCTACGCTAACAGTGTCGCCGATCTCAAGGACTGCCACAGTGTCACGCTGGGCATCGGTAAGGGATGCAAACAGGGTGGACACATTGGTGTAACGCGCCTCTGGCTGGCCTACGAGCAGGTAGTTGGCAAGGTCTAGAGCTGCTGTGTCGTTGTGGACTAGCGCGTCCGAGATGGCGGTGGTCTGGATGAAGTAGGTGGCTTGCGATGTCAGGTCTTCGGCGATCTCTGGGCTTGTAGCGCCAGCGTGTTGCACTGCCGCCCTGTTTATAACCTGATTAGCCTCAAACGAGATGCCCACATTGTCGTAAGGAATGTTTGTGCCGTCATCATGGAAATTGGCGGCTGGCGCAGAAAGGGTAGTGCCGACCCGATCTTGAAATGTAAATACCCCGTTACGCGCACAGAATATTCTGCCCTGCACACTTTCGTTAATCTTTGCCATATAGGCGGCAACCGATGTGCCGTAGGGAACGGTGTAAGCGGACGCGCCGCCTAGCAAAATAGTTGATGTTTCTAAGTTTCGTTGTCCTGGCAACTGGAACGCGTTTACTTCTGGCAGGTCTAAAACTGCTTCTATTCGCACATTTGCTAGTTCTTCGCTGACATTGAACTCGTCCATGTAGGTCTGGCTGAGCAGATAAAAGTCATCAGCGCAAGCAACGCTGACGGTGTCGAGACCGCCAAGGTTAAAGTTGTACGAGTAGTCAACGATGTAGCCGTTGAACAGTTCCTCGCCTTCACGACTGAGCACGACCTTACGCATAGGTGCTAGACCCGGCACAGCCTGAGCGGTGTCGTAATACGGTGACTGGGTATCGAACGGGTTAAAGATGCCGCCTGTAAATGTGTCGTTTAGATCAAAACTCATTGTGCCAGCAGTGAACTGGTCGCCGATGTCTCTGCGTCCACGGAACACGCTGATGCCTGTAGCGCCGTCAATTACGGATGCAAACTCTGTAGAGCCGTCTAAAACATAATCAGGCGAGTCCAGCAAGCCCTTGACTGGGTCGTCAAGCGTAAACGCGTCCACAAGGAAGCCTGTAGCGATCTTTAAATCGTAAGACCCTGACTGAACGATCGTGGCAGCCATCAGGCGACCTGTATTTGTGCTGGGCCGTCCACTCGGTTCATGGCTTTAATGCTGTTCACTACAGCGCGACCGATGTCTGCTGATGTGGCTAGACCGCCGTTTACATTGACTGTGATCGGTGTGCCGCGCTCAACCATGAACTGATCGAAGAGGCTGGAGAAGTCTGCTGCGTTGCCTGTGATGCCGTAGTTGCCGCCCATGTTGCCTGCATAGTTCTTGCTTAGATCGAGGACGCTTGAGGACTTACCGCCGCCACCACCACCAGCTGCTGGAGCTGGTGCTACTAGCGCAGACTCAATCATTGCCATAGGGCTTGAGCCGATTGACCCCGTGCCGCCTTCACGCGCAAAGCCTGAGCCTCGAGCAGCTGGCGTGTCTAGTTCTGGCAGTGCTGTGTACTCCAGCATTGGAACTAGCGGTATCAAGTCAATGCTTACACCCGGTATCACATTAAGCGCGTTAATCAGTTGGTTTAGTCCAATGATGGCGGCGTTAATAATTTGGTTTATGCCGTTGGCAACTACCTTGACCGAGTTATATACGCCTACCGCAAACTGCTTAAACGGCAGCATAAACTCTGCGACAGCCCTTGGGCCTTCGCGATACACCTCGTAAAGCAGGCCAAGGGTAAGGATGACTACGCCTAAGCCTTTAGTCAAAATGCCAGCCGATGCCGAGACCGTGGTGAATGAGCCTGCCAGCACAGCGTTGCCAGCGGTAACAACTAACTGGAATGCGTTGTATGCCTTCATGGCGACATTTGCTGCCACGATGGCTGCCGTCATTGCTGCGATAGCGCCGACAACAATAAGCAGCGCCTTGGTGTTGTCTTGCAGGAATGTCGTAAAGTCCAGCACATAGGGCAACAGTTTCTCCATGACAGGAATAAACGCCGCTCCAATGCTTTCCTTCAATTCGTCCATTTGGATGCCGAAGTTCTTTAGACCGCCCTCAGCACTATTAGCAAAAGTCTCAGCAGCGCCGCCCACCGAATTGTTAAGCGCGTTCATGATCTCATCAGCGCTCGAGGACGAGTCAATCACGCCCTTAAGCGATGGGTCTAATTTGATCAGCGCAGTCGTCTGGCCTGCAAGAGCTTTAGACACAGCGACGCTGGCAGTCTCCATGTCAATGTTTTTGGCTGTAGCGAGATCGGCAGTGACCGCCATTGCTTTTTGAGACAACTCAAGCGAGCCTGTAGCGCGCACAAGGTTTGCCAACGCTGGGCGCAGCTGATCGTCAGCCATAGCGGTCTGCTTACTAAACGCGCTAATGGACTGCTCGACCGCTTTGATCTGGGCATCTGTGGCTTGTGTCGTTACGCGTAACTGTCGAGCCAACTCAAGCTGTGCAGCCTCATCTTCCATTGCCGCCTTTGTGGCTAAACCGATGCCAGCCGTCAATGCACCGAGCGCAGCAGTGGCAGGCAGAAACGCTTTCTTTAGTGCGAAGCCTGTCTTTGCGCCTACGCCGTCAAGCTGCTGAAACTGTTTGATGGCTTTGTCAACGCCGCCGCCTTGAAACTCGCTGATGATGGGGATAGACAGTGCCATTAGTTCAGGTCTTTCTGTATTTGGTTAATGGTCTTTAGCACCATCTTTTCCATTTCGGCCTCAATACCCCGTCGAGCTTTATAGACCGCTGGGCCGATCAGTCGAGTCCTACCCGGCATCGCCATCGCAAAGCCGCGCTCAGAGCTGACCGAGTCAAGTGATGTGCCTAAACGATTTGTGTCTTTACGGCCTGCACCCTCGAACACTGCTGTCGCTGGGTTCTTTTGCTCAATCAAAATCACGCCTACAGCATTGCGTCGAGTGTCAAAGCGCATCTTTACGCCTGACTGTGCGCTGGCAATAGTAAACGGGAATATCTTGCGCCCTCGATCAGACCACTTGCGTCCCATGCCTGACAATGGAAACTGGCTGTATGCAAGTTTTGCAGCCTGGATGGCTGGCTGTGCGATCGCTGTCGCTTCAGCCTTAAAGTCTTTTTGCAGCTGTGGGTCAATCTTGCGTAGGGCGTTGATCGTTTCCTTAAGACCGACTACTTCGACGCTGTGAGAGACAGGCATGGTTACTTCTTGCGGTGCATCTGCTCAAGCACATAGGTGACAGTGTTCAGGTCTCGCATAGTGAACTCGATCTCCTTTGGCCAGAAGCCTGTTAACGCTAGGACTTCGCAGAGGCTTCGCCGCCAAGTCCCTCGATGAAAGGGGTCTCGTCTGCTACCTCGTTGATAGGTGTAATGGTCATGTCAGGGTTTTCGGCAACCCACTCGCGCCAGTTGGCTGGCACTTTGTCTCCAGCAAGTTTGCAAAGCGTGTATGCCCAGCAGCACATGTCGCTGAAGCCGATGCCTTTGCCGTCTGCTGATCGACGGTTCTCTGTTCGTTCCCAGTCAACGATGGCAAGCATGTTGGTGGTCATTTCGCGCGCTGGCTTACCGTCGCCAAGGTCAATAGATAGTTTGACTTTCATTGTTTCTCCTTTGTCGGGCAAGGCTCCGCTTGTGCGGTCTTGCTACTTGTAATTCTCAGCGGCTGATGCCGCGAGATCATGCGACGGCTTTAGCGAGTACGCCACCGCTGAATGTGAGATCGATCGTGGACAGTTCGCCAAGCGAAGCGTTAATCGGTGTATGGGCAGACAAGAAAGCCCCGGTCAAAGTATATTTTGGCGATGTCGCAGTAGGGGTAACAAGTCCTGCTGCTGTTGGTGACATCGTGATTGTCGTAGTAGTTCCCACAAGGCTGTAAATGCTGGCTTCAGTTTCTGTGGCTGCGTAGCTCTGGTACAGCGTCACTGTGATGCTGTTGCTAAACAGGCCTGATGTGAAGCTGCGCGAAAGGTTGCTAAATGTCGTGTTTTCTAATTGCTCCGACACATAGTTAATGACCGCGCTTGTGCACTGATCGGACAAGTCCACCGAGTTAATGGTGAGTGCTGGGTTAGAAAGGTAAGTGCTGCTGATAGCCATGTCTATTGCTCCTTGGGTTCTGATTTGACTTTAGATGATTTCTTTGCGGTGTCGGTGGATATCAG